TTTATCATGCCGGCCAAGAGCGCGATGAGTTTGGGTCTCCGAAGTTCCGCCGCTCTGGCCTGCCCGCATTCACCATGCGCGGTCATGACGTGGAGGAGTTCATCGGGGTTGTCCGCCGGTATGGGGCGGGAGCCGCTGGCATTACTGCATTGGTTGAGGCCGCGAGCCAGACACCTCTAATCGCACAGGCGTCAATCTCGCAGGTATGCGGGACATGCCTATCAAAGGCGGCCTGACCGGGTCCTGACGATAAGCCATGGCACAGGGAAAGCTCACGGAAGGCGTAAAGACCTTCATCGTTCAAAGCCTCGCCTGCTTCGATACCCCGTCAGTGGTGGCCGATGCAGTCAGGAAGGAATTCGGCGAGCAGATAACGCGCCAGACGGTCGAGGGTTATGACCCGACCAAGAAGGCTGGGGCCAATCTTTCCACCAAGTGGCGATCGATCTTCGAGGCGGCGCGCGAGGAGTTCCTGAAGGATACGTCGCGCATCGCGATTAGTCATCGCGCGGTAAGGCTTCGCGCCTTGCAGAGGATGGCAGAGAAGGCTGAGAGCATGGGCAACATGGCGCTTGCGGCGCAGCTTCATGAGCAGGCGGCGAAAGAGTGCGGCGATGCCTATTCTAACCGCCATCGCATGGAACACACCGGCAAGGACGGGAAGGATCTACCGGCCGCGCCTGCGCCGGTGACCATCTTCCAGCTTCCGGATAATGGGAGAGCTTGAGGCGGGGCAGGTCGGCCCCAAGATCATTCGGCCGCAGCCAGGGCCTCAGACCGTCTTCCTGGCCAGCCCGGCGGATATCGCGATCTACGGAGGAGCCGCTGGCGGCGGAAAGACATGGGCGCTGCTCATGGAGCCGCTCCGCCATGTAGCCAATCCGCAGTTTGGCGCGGTCTTCTTCCGGCGGACCACTGTGCAGGTCCGAAACGAAGGTGGCCTGTGGGACGAAAGTGAAAAGCTCTACCCGCTGACCGGCGCGGCGCCGAAAGAGCATGTGCTGTCCTGGTCTTTCCCGTCCGGGGCTTCTGTGTCGTTCGCTCACCTCGAGCACGACAAGACGGTGCTCAACTGGCAGGGCTCTCAAGTCCCGCTGCTATGCTTCGACGAACTGACGCATTTCAGCGAGAAACAGTTCTGGTACATGGTCTCGCGCAACCGCTCTATGAGCGGCGTGCGGCCATACATCAGGGCGACATGCAACCCGGATGCAGACAGCTGGGTCGCAAAATTCATCGCCTGGTGGTTGGATCCAGAAACGGGATTTGCCGTCCCAGAGCGTGCCGGCGTGCTGCGCTGGTTCGTCCGCATCGGCGACACTATTATTTGGGGTGGTAGCCCCGAGGAATTGGCCGGCCACACGGCGCCTGATGAGACCGGTATGGACCGGCCGATCCCGCCGAAGTCAGTCACGTTCATTCCTGCGAAGCTGAGCGACAACCGCGCGCTCATGGCGGCGGACCCGAGTTACATCGCCAGCCTGATGGCGCTGCCGACTGTAGAGCGCGAGCGGCTCTTGGGCGGAAACTGGAAGATCCGGCCTGCCGCCGGGCTCTTGTTCCAGCGCGGCTGGTGCCAAGTCGTCGATGCCATCCCTCCCGGTGCGCGTTGGGCGCGAGGTTGGGACTTGGGCGCCACACCTAAGACGGACAGCAACGACCCGGATTGGACGGCGGGTACCAAGCTGGGGAAACTGCCGGATGGCCGGTTCATCGTCGCTCATCATGTCCGCGACCGCATGACTCCCTCGGGTGTCGAGCGGCTGATCAAGAACACTGCCGAGACAGATGGGCGCGAAGTGGAAATCTCGCTGCCGCAAGACCCTGGGCAGGCGGGCAAATCGCAGGTTAACAGCCTGACAAAGCTCCTAGTCGGATTCAACGTCCGCGCCACGCCAGAAACCGGCGACAAGGTAACGCGGTTCAGCCCTTTCTCTGCTCAGGCGGAAGCTGGAAACGTCCTCGTTCTTCGAGGGCCTTGGAACGATGACTGGTTCACGTCGCTGGAGGGCTTCCCGGAAGCGGCACATGACGACGATGCCGATAGCACGAGCCGGGCTTTCAACGCGCTGATCAAGCCGACGGCCCCCACTGCTGCCACCGGCGGCACACGCAGGAACTGATATGGCCAAGAGCGACGACCCGAGCACGCCGTCGCTGGCGCACGCGGCGCTGCGCGAAGACTGGGCAATGATCCGGGCGATCCGCGCCGGCGCCAAGGCCATCAAGGAGGCCGGCGAGACGTACCTGCCGAAGTTCCCGGCGGAGGACAAGGACGAGTACGAGCGTCGGAAGAAGTCGGCGCCCTGGCGCCCGGAGTTCGAGGATGCGCTACGTGCCCTCAGCTCCAAGCCGTTCGCGAAAGAGGTCAGTCTCGCCGGTGAACCATCGCCGGACATGGCTGCGCTTGCCGAGGACGTGGATGGGCAGGGCAACAACCTGCACAACTTCGCCAAGGAGGTCTTCGAGGGCGGCGTAGCGCTCGGCGCACACGGCATTCTCGTCGACTATCCGCCCACAGAGGGCGCTCGCACCCGCGCCGAGGAGCGCGCGGCCGGCGCCCGGTCATATTGGGTGAGAATCAACGCCGACGACATCCTCGCTCTGCGCACCGAGCAGCGTGGCGGCAGGCGGATCGTCAGCTATCTCCGCATCCGCGAGATGGCCGTCGAGGTTGACGGCTTCGCAGAGACCGCCGTGCCGAAGATCCGGGAGATCATACCCGGCGCATGGAAGGTGTGGCGGGAGCAGAAGACGGCGGCTGGTACGACCGAATGGGCGGTCGAAGACGAGGGCGTTATGACGCTCGACGAGGTGCCCTTCGTCTTCTTCGCCACCAATGAACGCAAGGGCGACCAGTACGTTCTGCCGCCGCTGATTGACCTCGCTGTGATGCAGATCGAGCTGTATCGCGCCGGCTCGAACAAGGAACAGATTTTCACCATCGCCGGCTCTCCCATGCTGACGGCAAATGGCATGGCGGCCCCGGAAGGCGCCGGTGTGATCGAGACCGGGCCAGGCCGCGTGCTCTACGCGCCAGGCGCCGAAGGCATCACGACGAGCTGGGATTACATCCAGCCGGCGGCGGCCAACCTCAAGGAAATCCGCGAAGACATCGCCGAGATCGTCGCCGATATCCGTCGTCTCGGCATGCAGCCGATGCTGCCGCGCACGGGTACAGTCACGGCGACGGCGTCCGGCATCGACGCGGCGAAGGCGCACAGCACGCTCCAGGCATGGGCGCTCGCGCTCAAGGATGCGCTGGAGCAGGCGTTCGTGTTCTCGGCGGCATGGATGAGGGCGGCCGGAAGCGCGCCCGAGGTCTCGGTGAATACGGACTTCGCTGTCGGGCTCTACGGCGCCGAGGAGGTCCGCGTGCTGCTCGACGCCCGCAAGGAAGCGCAGATCAGCCAGGAAACCCTGTGGGACGAGTTACAGCGCCGCGGCGTGCTTGGTCCGCAGTTCGACCGCGAGAAGGAAGAGCAGCGCCTGCTGGAGGAAACCCCGCCGTTCGATCCGCAAGACGAGTTGGCGGCATCTCTCACACGCGACCCGTCCGTCGCGCCCAACCAAGACCCGCTCCAGTAGCGGGATAGCCGTCCCTGCCGCGAACGCCGCAGGGATCATGAGGCGAACGCCTCGAAGCCGGGCGAATGCCCAGAAAGACCAGCCCCATGCAGCTCAAGACCGTAACCGTTGACGGCAAGACCTTCGCCGAGGTGCAGGACGGCAAGCCCGTCTATGTGCAGGAGGGCAAGGAAGTTCCGTTCGATGCCGTCGCAACCGTCTCGACGATCAACCGCATCACCGAGGAATCGAAGGGATTCAAGACGCGCGCCCAGAACGCCGAGGAGAAGCTGAAGGCGTTCGATGGCATCGCCGACCCGAAGGCCGCCAAGGACGCCCTCACGAAGGTTGCGAACTGGGGTGACAAGGAACTGGTCGAAGCCGGCAAGGTCGAGGAGATCAAGGCTGCCACCATCGCCGCCGTCGAAGCGAAATACGCGCCGATCCTCCAGGAAAACGAGGCCCTCAAGGGCGCGCTGCATGGCGAGAAGATCGGCGGCGCCTTCGCGCGGTCGAAGTTCA